ATCAGTTATGAGCAGTACTCGGTATATCACTCCCGAAGAGATATAACTGAGTCCCCAGCGTGGGTTCATTACTACCAGGCTGGATATCACCGTTCAAGAGAAAAGGCCTCAAGTATCTGTGTAAGTTTACGCAGATCGTGAGCTACTCCCGATGTAAATACACCCGTCGTGATTTGAAATACAATTGGATCGTCATCTTGTGCGACGTCGAGTCGGATTTCGTATTTCTCCAACTCCTCATCCAACATAATAACTTGACCTACTTTAGCACCCAAATAGGTTAAGTAGGCAGTCAGAGCTTGTAGGTAGCAAAATATGCCATAAATGGCACTTCGCGCCCGTAAGGTCATGACTTCTTGATATCTACTCATAACCAGTAGATCGAGGTCGCCACAACCAAATAAGAATGCAACGTCTGAATATAGGGTAGAATGCCCATCTTCAGCCGAATATTCAAAATATTTAAAGAATGTATCTACAACGCGTTTGTGATACGCGGACATTCTTTCTTCGCAGTCAGATTTGTGGTATTGTTCAATTCCGTCACCAGTTCCGTGACTTCCTCTTCCAGTATTGAGATCGTTGCCGCCAGCATTTTCCTCGGAAAACGGCTGCTTGACTTCTTGACTGAGTCGAGAGTCTGTGGCAGTATGTCTAGCATCGGATGTGCTTGGTCCTCGTCCTTTGGCGATTTCCTTAAGCAGAAGATTTTCAACCAATCGATCGCCATCAGCGTTCTGATTATAGTGAGCATTAGTTGGTCCAGAGGACTCGAAGTTTCCGGTTATGACGGAAGACTTATTTTTCAAATTCCCTTCAGACTTTGTTTTTTCAGGTACAAAGTCAGAGGCCGCCGCAAAAGAAGAACTATTTGCGGGGACGATCAATGGTTCATAGTTCTGACTAGTTATGGACACACTACCTCGGGAAATGGGTGGTAGTCCTTTTTCACTATCGCCAGAAAATGATTTAACACTTGAAATGGACCCGCTTCGCTTCAAAGAACCGGACCCACTCTTGAACATTATAACTCCAACAACAATGTTGAAATACTGCTCAATTTACC